GCTTTCTACCCCGTGCTTTACAAGTGACATATATATCCTTACCTGTGATTTACACTTTAATTTTTTATAAGCGTTAAACCTAAAGTCAATATCTGTCGATTGACCTATGTATACACGACCAGATGGTGATGTTATCTTATAGACACCTATCATCTTGGCTCGAATGATGCTAAGTCGAATCCGTCAAGGCTGTCCTCTCTCGATTCGAAATCTATCGGAGGAAGATTGTTTTTTCTTTGATCAATCAACTTAGACTGCTGAGTGTTCTGAATAGAAACTCTCTTATCTTTAGCCTCCTCTTTCATCTTGTCCTTGTCTGTAAGAACCTGTGACTCAAGACCCTTCAACTGCATGTTCATCTGGAACTCTTGCTGCATTAAGCTCAACTTAATGCGAGCTTCTTGCTCCATTGTTTGAATTGCAAACATTGACTCGGCCTCTTTGATTTGAATCTTAGACTGGGTATCCGCCTGGATCTGTTGCATCTTGGCCTCGGCTGCTGCCTGTGTGGCCGCGATGTTAGAGTCAGACTGGAACTTAGACATCATCTGCTGCTTGTCCATGTCTCTCTTCTCCTTGTCCTTGCGCTTAACCTTCAACAACTGATTGGCAAGCTTCAAGTTCTTGATCTCGCGGATGTCGATTGCATCTTCCAGTGCGATCTGGTCTCTGCTCAATGCCATCTGAATGTTGGACTCAAGCTGTTGCTTCTCTTCTTCGTCAGGAGAAACCTCGATGAAGATACCAAAGTTGTGCAGGTAAAGCTCCTTGATGCTGTCAAGAATCTGGATGTTGTACTTACCGATCTGGTTTGCAAACTCGTCTCTGAAGTCAGCGTACTCCAAGATGTCAGAGATACGGCAAGACAATGCCTCAGAGAGTCTGCGTGTGATGAAGATACCACCGTCGAGAATGTGTCTTGTGGCAGTATTCGAGTTAGCCGCAGCGAGCTTCTGTACGCCCACCAAAGCATCCGAGCTAGGCATAGACCCATCTCGTGCCTCGTTAAGGCCTGTAACGTCACGCAGCATGCTCATGTACTGGTTGTATGCTGCGATCAGACTAGATATTTTTCCTTGTGCGGCGCTAGAGTTTAATTCTTGAATCGGAACGCGTGCGTTGTTGAACTCGCCGTCCTGGGTGTAGCTTCTTCCGATTACACTACCAGTCTGGAAGTACATGCGAAGAGCATCCTCTGGATTGTATGCGGCACCATTGCCCAAGTCAACCTCGTTAAGCCCGTCTGCATCGATGAATACACCGTCTGGTACCATCTTAGACAAAACCTGCTGTAACTTGAGGTGTGTCATCTGGATCAAGTCGGCGAACGCTGTCATGCGTCGGCCCAATGACTCGATGGCTCCCTTGTACATGCGAGGGGCAACCATCACGTAGTTTGAGTACGCGAACTGTGACGCAGACTTTGGTCTGGCCATGTTCTTAGACATCTCCCACTTGATCAACTTGTTTGAACCAAGGACCATTATGCCCTCGTACCAAACGTCAATACGCTTCTCTACCTTCTCAAACCTTTCTTCGGTCTGGTCAGCTGGCGGGTTGAAGCCTTCGTCCTTGCGGATTACACGCTCTCCACCGTTGTCGAGAAACTTCTTCTTGTATACGAAGGTCTTGTCGGTCTTGTAGTTGAAGAACAACAGGGTAACCACGTCCTTGTCGAACAGGTCATTCCTGTATGTACGCATCACGCCGTAGTAGTCCCACCACGCGGTGCCCAACTGTGAAATCTCTTCTAGCTCTTCCTTGGTGATATCTGGCTTGATCTTGATCAACTCGGTGATCGGAACCTGTTTTACTTCTCCCCAGTAGAACACGTCGTCGAAGTAGGGTGACTCGGTGTAGCTGTAGACCACGTTGGCGGGGTCGACATACTCAACCTTAACTCCAGCTCCTGGATAAAATGAATGTTTGACACCACCGATACCCAATGTGGTAAGGTCGTAGTCGACACGTTTTTTAGTGTCTGCATAGTTATTTTGTTCGAGTAGGGTGTTAATTGCTTCTTCTTCAGCGATCTCAATGCTTGGCTTGTACTTCAGCTGCATGTAGAGCTGCAACTCCTCGTCGTTTGACGGAAGCTCTTCCACGTTGGTGTTGAACGCGTCAACGCCAAACTGCTCCTTTGTCTGGAGCAAGAAGTCCTTAGCGACCATGTCGCCCTCAATCATGTCTTGGAACTGATTGCGCTTCTCAGCGGCCATCGCATCTTGAGCGACTGCCTTTACAGAGAAATTTCGGTCGGCCATTCCATTAACAACAATGTCAATGAACTTCGGCATGATTGGAACTGGCGTCCAAGAAAGGTTAAGGTACGACAAGTCGCCATCGAATGACATCTCCTTCTTGTACTTCTCAACAGACTGTTCACCACGTGCATACAATCGAAGACGGTGAAACTCAATCCACTGGTTGTAGAACCTGCACGAGCCAGCGTCCTTACGGAACCACTCTGACTGGACAGCAAGTCCAACCTGTAGGCCAAACTCTTGGGACGCCTTTTGTGCGTCTGTGGCCAACTGACTGGGGAACGTCGTTGGATTGATTACTATTTTCGGATCTGTCATTATCTTATGAGCTCACTCTGAGAGCCTTTATTGTCGTATTGTGCAAATTTAAGGCTTATTTTTGACTTCTTTACCTCTGGAACATATAAATGTCTTTGCGTTGCCATTACGGCAAGACCGGAGCTAATAGACGCGTCATGCTTGGTACGATTGTTAATGTCAAATCGTGCCCAGTCCTCAAGAGTTCTGATGAATGGCATCACCCCCATCTCATCTGACGGACGGTAAGTTCCCTCAAAATCAACGCCCACATACTTCTCGATGTAGCTCTCGATTGCGGCCGCGTGTGCCTGCTTCACGTCCTCTGATGTGTTCGGTATTCCACCAAGCTCCATCTCTGTCTTGGACAGCTTTGACACGTGCTTGTCTGGCCTGTTCATCGAGAATGCACGGTAGCCCCTGTTCTTGAAGTGGTACAATAGACGTGGCTTGTTATTCTCCACAAGAATAGGCATGCCGTAGAACACGCACGCCATCAGCACGTCCTCGAAGAATATCTCCGCCGTCTGTGGTCTTGCGATGTATTCCAGGAAGAACTCGTTGGTCGGCCCCTCGTCCATGTGGTACTTTGTGAGGCCGTGTAGCGATCCGTTAGAACCACCGCCACCAACGGCACCAGAAATGTCGTATGGGTCACACCCAAAGCAGCCCATGTGTTCGTTTCCAGGCTTGAACTTGCCATTTACACGTAGCACCCTGTTTCTCTTGTTGGAGTCTGGAATCCATGACACCAAGAAACGCCCGGTCCTGTCTGGAGTCCATACCACCTCGGAGTCCTTAACGCCGTCCTTCCAGTGGAACGATCCACGGGTAATTGACTGGATTCCGGCCATCGAGTCGTTGTAGTCGATCTGCTGGTATATCTTGGTAAGATTGAACAGAGATGACTTGGACTCGTCCCTAAACGCGTGTGACTCGCTGCGTGGGAACTGGCGATAGAATTCATTCAACGCGTCCGCGTCGCCCTTCAGCGCTGCAACTTCGTTGTCCCAGTACTCCACAACGCTCTGGTATATGTAACCGCCATCGATGCCCTTAATGGGCTCCTCTGGCTTCTCAAGTACTGGCCATCCATGCTCGTCGATAAACCCTTCAAAGTTCCACTCCATGGGAATGAACAGCGAGTAAAGCCCGCTCTTTGTCTGCCCGTTATTACTTCTCTTCTTTGGGTCGGAGTCGTAGTACAGGTCCTTGAATCCAGATCCACCTTTTTCAAGCGCGTTAGACGTAGAGCCCATCATGCACTTGCCGATGATCCTAGAACCAAGGCGAAGACACGTCTTTGTTACGCGCCAGTTGTTCTCGATGTTATTTGGTGGTAGCCATTTACCGCTCTCGTCATGTACGAGTAGCTTCAACTTCTCACCATCATAGCTGTTGTCAGCCGTGTTCTTCCAGTCGATAGACGTGTCAAGACCCTCGATGTCCTCGTCGTTCTTGTCCATGTTCTTCCTCGTAATCTTCGATGCTGGAACCCGGTATCCAAGCTCTGTCTTTGGCTTGTCCATACCGTCCTGCACCGGCTTGAAGAAGAACGGGTAGTTGCTCGATATCGGCACCACCTTGTCGGTGAACATGATCTTGGCATCGTTACCGGTCTTTGACAGAATACCAAGTCTAGCATTCTTTGATATCGTTGCCGTATTTACCAATTCAGCGGAACTCATGAACGAGAATCCAGAACGACGGTTCTTCAAGTAGCACATCCCAAAGCAGCGAGTGTCGGCCTTGCACGCCTCCCAAAAGATAAAGAATATCCTGTTGGACTCACGGAACTCTGGAAGACCAACGTCGATCTTTGTCCACTGCAGGTACATGTAGTGCGTTCCCGTAATGTAGGTCTTCTGCTTTTTGTTGATGAACCAGTATCCGTTCTCGCGCCTGTCAAACTCTGTCTCGATGTAGTCGATCCACTTTGTCTTGAACTGGTTGTCATACTTGTTCCAGTCGAACATGCTCTTGATCTTCGCAAGTTCTTTTGGATACTCCTGTGGCATCCACCGGGCGTCCCTGTCCTCGACATTCGACGGGCGTGGCAGCGCGATTCTCAGCCCGTTAATCTCGTAGATCGGCCCAATGGTGCCGTCCTTTGAGATGACAACAAAGTCATACTGCGGGTCGTAGCCGTATCTCCACGACTTCTCGATGTTCTTCTTGCTGAGGATGTCAGGCTTTACGACCTCCTTCAGTATCTGGTACAGCTTTGTCATTTGGAGAACCTTTCAGCGAATCCCTTTTTAGTCTCAACGCCGGCCGGTGTCGCCTTCTCCTCTGGAGCCTCCAGCATGTTTCTCTCCTCTTGGATCCTCTTTAGGATGTCAAAGGCGTCCATGATGGCAAGCTTTTTGGTTGCAGCGGCGTTCTTCAGCTTGTCCGCAGACAGGTCCGTGTCCGTGTTGTTGGTCAGAATTGGCTCCTTGGCCACAGAGATAAGCTCGTGAATAGCTCTCTCTGCTGCCTCGATGATCTTCTCTTTGAATTCTTTCTCCGTCATAATGCTACGCATATGTTTTTGCTCAACATCCGGTACAACTTCTCTCCGTCAACCGTGAACGGGTACTCGCTCTCTGGCTGGAAGCTTATCAAGTCTCCGTCGTTGAGGCCCTTTGAGTACAGGTACTCGTTTCCGTACTTAAGAACACCAAGCAGTGGCTGCTCCCTCTCTGGGTCGACTAGGACCTGGTCCTGTAGGTTGTCTACCGGTTTTACCATGCAGTATGGGTGTGGAGCTTTCCACTGTCCGTCGTGCTTGTACAGGAAGTACTGCTCGTGGTCAACCAAGAATGTCTTGTCGCGGAAGTGTGACGGTCCGTACACCTCCTTTCCACGCATGTCGAAATATTTCCGAAACACGTTGTGGTGAACCATCAGTGTGTCACCGGGAACGATCTCCCCAGTGTATCCAATCGGAGTGGCGATGACCGTGGCAAACCTATTGGTTACCGTGTGGTCCTCCTTTGAGGCGCTCAGTACGAGGCCGTAATCCGTTGTGTTGTCGTAAAGCTTGTCGCCAACAGGCTCTACCACAAAGTAGAGCGGTGATTTCATTTTATTTAAAAGTCTATGTCGTATTCAATAGAGACTGGCATGTTACTGTTGAAAGACTTCCAAAGCAGTATGCCAGAAGAGTTCTTGATCCATATCTCTATAGACCCTCCCTCACGCATGATGATAAGGTCAATGGTGTACTCACCACGCAGAACTTCCTGCCCATGAAGATAGTTCATGGCGTTCTTGTAGTCAGCACCTATTGATACCTTACGTATAATCATAATGCAATCCAGCCAGTCGACTTGTACTGGTACGTGCCCTCTGTTGCGTCGGTCTGGTAAACCAACTGCCCCAACACTGGAGACACGATAGCAAGTCTTTGTGCTTGTGTAACTTTAGGAGCGCCGGCTCCGAATGTGTATACAGCAACTGCGTCTACAGTTGTGTTCTTGGTAGACCCACCTGCTGGTGTGTCTGACATCAAAAGCTTCTCAGTACCCACCAATGCGGTGTCTGTAGCGTAGTTATTAATATTGCCCATCTTTTATTTCTCCTGTGCTTAAGTCAATAGACACGCTTCCGTACTTCTCGTGCAGCTCAGACTGGAACTTGCCCAACTCGTCAGCTACTATTTCGATTTCAAACAGAGCGCTCTGTTTTTTTGTTTTCAACCTTGACATAGAAACCTCTATGTCTGCAATGTCCTCCTTCATTGAACGTACTTTCATGTTCAAGTCTTTGAGTTTTTCTAGTTCGGTAGATTCAAGTAGTTTCATTTAAGTACAAATCTAATGATAATAATTAACAATAACAAGGTTCCGAGTGCAACTGCCAATGATTTCCAGAACGGGTCGTTCTTGTAAGTTACTGTCGGTGGAAGCTTGAACGGGATCTTTGTGGTAATTCTGACGGTGTCTGACTTGCACTTGGTGTACACCTTGATCACGTTGTCCCTTCTGATGACCTGCGTGAAAACAAAGCTGTCCTCAAGCGTGATAGTGTCATAACAAGTAGTAAAAAAACTATCTGTCAGTACACGCTCTTTTGTGACAAACTGCGTGTCATGAACAAGAACGGTGTCGCCACCATTCAGCAGTGACTGGTCTTTTTTAATTGCACGCTTAAGATGCCAGCTTGCACTGCACGACGTAAGCAATAATATGGCAACAGCGTATTTTAACATTTCCATCTTTTACGTGCCTGTCTGAGGCGTGAGTTCGGATCGGCAGCTGCCTCCGGGAACATCTTCATTTGACCAGCACTGCGAGCACAGAAAGACTTGCGTCTCTTTGCGTCTGCACTACCGGCTTTTACCTTACCCGTTACGGCTGTTTTTAGCCTACTTCCTGGATTGGCCTTTCGATACGCGGCTACACCCTTTGCGGTCATGCCTGCACCACTCTTTGTTGGCAAGTAGTTGGCACCCTTTCCGGTGGTAGTCTTTGGTATTGGCTTATCCTTCGGCATTTTCTTTTCTTGCGAACTTGTCGATGCTTGTGAACCCAAGGCATGCAATAACAACAAACTCAACCGCAGACACGAGGTCCTTGCTCGGTGCGATATCCTCTGGGCTCAAGCTATTGTGTGCCATTGTTCCAAAAAGAATCAACGCACCAACGATTCCAACGACGCGCTTGGAAGAGATTTCTCCCTTGTCGCCCTTAAACATTTCCATTAACTTTTTCATTGTGGCAAATTTACTCAATAAATACGATACAGATTGAAAAGGTCTGTGTGTATTGTATTTAATGGATTGACGGTCAGCCACTGAACATTGACCTCTAGCGTGCTGCTGATTGTTGTGTCAAAGGTTGTGTTGTTTTCACTAAAGAATCCCACACTCTCTGGAGAGTTACTGGCGTCTTTGTTGAAGAAGAACGTGCCGGAGGTCGCAATTGACGCCGTACCGGGTGCTCCAATGGCTCTGATTGTGAATGTAATGTACAGCTCCCAGTTTTTATTGGTTGTCGAAGGAAGCGTTATAGTCCCACTTGATGCTAACGTTACAGCCCCTGCCATTATCGTGATTGATATCTGCTGGTTGTTTGCGGACGTAATTTGACCAGAAAAGTATGCATTGAAAGAGTCTCCAATTTGAAATCCATTTGCAGGGACCGTAAGCGTTCCTACGCCACCATCAATCAAGCTACCAGACGTTGTTACCGGGACGCTTTGTGCGGTCTGAGAGTATAGACCACCAGCGTGAAGCATAGAAGTGTTCACGCCAACTGTTACATCTCCAGTACCAGAGGCAGGGGACACTGTTATGTACGTTCCAGCGATGATCTTGTCGACCTTCGGCTTGCGAACGATCTTTAAGATGTAGTCTATGGACTTTTGTAGGTCCTGTAGGTACTGGTCAAACTTTACTGGATACCTAAACATTACTTCTTTGTTGACTTGCCGTTGCTTCCTTGTCTCGCTCTGTTCTTAGACTTGCTTTCAAGTACCATCTTGCCGTCCTTGGTGTGGCTGAGGTCCATAGACTTACGCTTTCCGTAGATGCCTCGCTCGCGTGCCTCAGCGTTCAGCTCAGCGCGATACGCCCGGCGTTTTGGGCTTGACTGGTACTCTTTTTCTTTAGAATAATCTCTGCCAGTAACTTTGTTGCTGCCGGCCCTAGTATTTTTTCCTGTAATCTTTGCCATCCAAGTACTCTCCTATAATATATGAAATTCCGATCGTAAAGGTAATGAATAAAACCCCGAACAAGAATGTCTCCATCATTTCTTCTTTACATTGCTTACCCGTGATCCCATGCCGACACGCGACTTCTCGGCTTTCTTTGCTGCGAGCTTTGACGGGCCCATTTCCGACTTGGTTACCGGCGTCTTTGACGATACACGCTTTGATGGGCGGCAGTACTCGTTAGACCCACCTGCACCGCATGCCTTCCCGCTCTTGGTGTCTACCCACTTCTCCTTGCCCCAACGCTTTAGGTCAGCACCGGCCTTTGTTTTCTTGACAGAGCCAGATGCCTTCCGGCACTTGGCAATCGCCTGTGACGCCCTTGCGGACGGGAACACGGCGTACTGTGCCTTGACCTTGGTGTAGCAAGCGTCTTTCATTATCCTTGACCCTTGTAAGGCTTGCGATAGTTTTTACTTGTCTTCAATGAAGAGTTCTTCTTCTTTGACACGACGCCTGGACGCTTGATGGATGCCTTTGGCTTCCACTTCGCTGCCTCTTTTGTGCTTTTTACTTTTGCTGCCATAGGTACATTCTGAAATAGTCGAACTCTTCTTTACCGCCTTCCTCGACGTAGTTGAGGTAAGCGTCGTATGCAGGGCCGGTCATTTTTACCTCTTCGATGGCTGTATCCATGCCATTGGCGATCATCTTAGCAGAAAGAATCTCCGATTTTTTCTGTATAGCATCTACCTTCGCCTCAGCCTGTACCACCGCCTCCTTTAGGTCGGCCTTCTCCTGCTGCTTTTGTGCAACAAGTGCTGCACTTTTAGACTGTGCCATCTGGGTGACCTGAGAGGCCATCTGTAAGTTGCTCTTGATCTTGGCCATCATCACCTCGACCTCGTCAACCGGTGGCATTGAAATAGCTCTTACTGGGAATGCTATTTCTATAGAAATAACAATCGCAAATAAGGCGATTAGAACGTACTTCATAGCTTTTTGACGGTATTTATAATACGAAGCTCAGTTATTGCAGCAGAGAGCGCAGAATCGCTTCTCTTGAGGGCGTATGCCATCTTGTCGATCTTGATCTCCATGGCGTCGATCTTTTTGTTTGCCTTGTCGATCTGCTCGGTGTAGCCCGAACGAAGGTCAACATACAAATAACTAACAGCCAACAGCATGCAAAAAGCCACGGCAGCAATTGGGTTCTTTTTGAACTCACTAAACGAAACTGGCAACGCATTGGGTTTTACTTTCGGGGCGGTCATTACTCTTTTTCTTTTATCGTATTTTCATACGCATTAATAAGAACTTTGATCTCATCAAGCTGCATCAACAAGTTTGTTTCTTGTTGTTTTAGTTGCTCTAAGCGTTGTTGCAATTGTTCCATTAAGCCGTTAAAATAGTTACTGTTCCTGCACCTGTTACTTGCTCAATCGCTGCTTGGCATTTTTCGTGAATCGTAAGTGCCAAAGTAGTAGACCAAAATTCATTTGACGTCAATTCAGTTTGCACTTGGTTTGGCAAAGTGTTTACGTTCAATGATGATTTGCCTTCTACCCAATCGGTTTCTGATTTGTAATAAGACAAGTTCACCCAATTAGAATTAGGGGCAAGAATGTAGATATTCAAATACGCAAAAGCGTTGTCAACTACAAAACCTTCGTCTGTAGTAATCGGGGTATTTATTGATAATGCCATAGTTTTATATTTTCAAATTTAAGGAATTAATACGCAACCTCAGTAAGTGATATAGCAGCAACTACTCGCATAATAACTGAACCACCACCTGCGAACGTTGGACCTGTAAATGTGATAGCCATTTCTTGAGATGCACCAGCGGTATAAGTGATATTTGCAGCCGTTAAACTACCTGCGATAGTTTCAATGGCGTGAGTACCTGCTGAGGTATGAGCAGAAACCGTAGTAGAGCCTGAACGTTTAGCAACTGCCAATAAATCTGTAGAAGTTTTGGTATCACCAACAGTAACGCCTGTAGCCGTTCCTGTAATATTAGCAACAACAGCAACCCATCTTACTTGTACGTTCCAACTTCTTAAGTTTCCATTTGGTATAATTAAATTTGTAGTACCTGTACCATCCAAAGATAGTGTAGTAGTTCCACCTGTAGTAAGTGTTGCTTGTCTAAAGGCATTTAATAATGAATTTTGACAATCTCCACCTCCTGAATCCGTAAAATTGTTTCCTGCATTTGAAAATTGACCACGTAAATACGCATTTGAACGACAACCTATAGCCGTAGAATAAAGTGCTGTTGCATTATTTATTATTCCAATAGCAGCACTTCCAGTTGCTGTTGCGTTAGATTGAAAACCCGTAACAAAAGTTGAAGAACTTGTTGATGTATTTTGATAACCTAAAGCAATTGCTGTATCTCCACTTGCGGTATTTAAACGCCCACCACTTACACTATTTGCACCACTTGATGTATTACTCCCACCCCCCACAACCGTAGCGTGAGTTCCTGTAGATGCTGTGTTGGATTGTCCGCCTGAAACTACGCCAAATTGAGAAGATACAGTATTACTTAGCCCACCCCCAATAGTTGCATCCGAAGTTGCGCTATTGGTATTTGACCTTCCTCCAGCAATTGTACCACCCAATGAACTATTATTGTTCGCATTGCCACCACCAACAACAGAATAAGTACTACTTGCAGTATTACCTCTTCCTCCACTAATATTTGAATATTGCCCACTTGCGACTTGTGTATTTATATTTTTTGATGTTTGCAAATCAACCGCATTTATACCCCTCGCATCACCCCCCGTTGCAGTTCCATCAGGAATACTTGCCACTAAAGCGCCTGTACCATTAGGAGCGATTACTAAGTTAGCGTTGGTAGTAGTTGCTTGGATTACAGAAGAAACTTGTGTAGTGACACCAGTATCTTGTAAAATACCTAATCTACGGGTGCTCAACTGTAAAGTAGAATCATTACCCGAACCATCCGATAGGGTTTTTAATGTTGTATCAATAGTACTATTATCCCCTACCTTTAAAAGAGCAGGGTATGTAGCCGCAGGCGTTGTGTTAAATAAAGAAGTTCCCATTTTAATTCCAAGTTTGATTAATGTTTTGCCAAAATTTGTTTATGTTCTGCCAGTACGTTTGAGAAAATGGTGGACGAGCAAAACTACCACCACCGATCATATTGCCAATGATAATTACCATAGTGCTACGATGTCTGTTGCGTTTGTGCCAGTGGCCCAAACCTTTACCACTTGAACTGGAACGAATGTTCCTGCTGAAAGTCCAACAAATGTCACCTCGTCTCCACCGACGGTGGTAACCTTAATGTCCCCGTCTCCACCAACGTAAAGAACACAACCGTTGTTGGTTCCTCCAGTAATAGATGGGATGTTAACGGTATTTGACGGTGTCACAGCCGCTGCTCGACCTGCTTGTAATTTCTGATACATAATACTACAAATATAATGATATTATACGACTCTGTCGTATAATCTACTTTTTCTCCTTCTTGTAAGGCACCAACTTGTTTAAAGATTCCTGCCGTGCGTCGCAGCCGCAGTTCTCGCCGAACAGCGACTTCACAATTGCCTCGATCCCGGTCGCCTTCGTGATGGCCGCCACCGTGTCTCCCAAACCCTTTTGCTTGTCCATGTAGCAAATTTAGTCTATTTTTGTTACAGTAATTGTGCAAAGCACAAATACTGAACTAAATAAAACTCAATGGACAAAAAGGAACTGGTTGACTGCCTGCGTTATCTCACGCCGGCTAAAAAAATGATGTGCGAGCGGTATAATTTCACCCGGTCACACATGGAACTGCTGATTTTCATCTACTCTAGGCGTGAGTTCCAGCTGAAACGCCTGTACGAGTATGCCGCACTGACCCACTGGGAGTCTAAACTGTTTGCTGACCTCAAGGCCCAGAAGTTTATCAGGATCGTGAGACCACACAAGACGTCGCTGGGTACCGTTTACGGGTGTACCAAGAAGACCGACAAGGTCGTCGAGGAGCTACTGGACATAATCACCGGGCAGGCCCCCTTCTCTGACGATCCGAAAGTGAATCCGATGTTCAAGAAGGAGACCTACACGCAGCGTTACCACTCCAAGTACATGCTTATTGCGAATCGAGAACGAGAACAACGTCCCGCTCCTGGATTATATGATACGGAAGACGATGAATTCTAACGCCGTGGCCAGCGCGTCTATCATAGTATATGATAGATTCGCTCGCTATGTCAGCTATTACATCACCACCAACATAGACAACACGAGCCTTGCCGTAGCGTAGCTCGTTCTCGTCCGTGTTTGTCATGATCAGCCCAGAGGCGGCAGTTGTCTCCTCCTTGATGGGCTCTACTACAATGTATTTACCGATTGCTCTCATGCCCTTACGTTTGTGATGATACAGTTGGTGCTCAAGATGGTCGTCGCAACGCTCACAGCGTTCTCTAACGCACTCTTGGTGACTTTCAGCGGGTCGATGATGCCCATCTCGATCATGTTGCCGATCTTCCCGTCCTTCACGTCATAGCCGTAGCCGAACTTGCCCTGATACGCCAATGCGATCTCGCCCTTGATCTCGTTCACGTCGTATCCGCCGTTCTCCAAAATGGTGTTGAAGGGCTGTTGCAACGCGTGCTTCAGGATGCTCTTTGCCGTAGAACATCCGCAGGTCTCGCCAGCGATGTTCAACAACGCAATACCACCACCAGGCAGAATGCCTCCCTCCATCGCGGCCTTGGTCGCGTATACCGCGTCCTCGACCCTGTCCTTCTTCTCTTTCAGCTCCACGTCGCTCTGTGCTCCAACGTAGATAACGCCAACGCCTCCTGCGAGGTTCGCTAAGCGCTCTTCGAGGTGCTTTTTGACATACTCGTTCGTCTCGTCGCTTAACTTCGCTCTAATGCCCTCTACGCGGCTCTCAACGCGTTGTGACACTTCGTCATCGGTCATGATAACGGTGTTGGTATTGCTGACCACCACTTTCTGTGCGTGGCCAAGGTCAGCGAACGCGATCGTGTACAGGTTGTCGCCCGTCCCGTCAGAAATGAACTTAGCTCCGGTCGCAGCTGCGATGTCCTCCATGATCTCGGTCCTGTTGGCACCGAAACTAGGCGGCACGATGGCACACACCTTGATCACACCCTTCAGCCTGTTCAAGTTCAAGCTGTTCAAGGCGTTCTCGGCGAGCTCCGCGATGATCAGTATGCTCTTTCCGCTTTGCACTACCGGCGCCAGTAGGTGCTCGATAGAGTTTAAGCTCTGGATCTCTTGGTCAGAGACGAGCACGTAGCAATCTTCCAAGATCGCTTCGTTCTTTTTCTGGTCTGTAACGAAGTACTTTGACGTCCATCCCCTGTCCAACTTCATGCCGGCAACCACCTCAGAGTAGGTTGTTGCATTGTTTGAGTTCTCGACGGTCACAACACCGTCCTTGCCCACCATTGAGTAGGCGTCGGAGATGATCTGCCCTAGCTCTGGGTCGTTGTTGGCCGAAATGGTGGCCACAGATGCCAAAGACTCGTCGGTAACCGGTATCGACATCGCGTCTAAGGCCTGTGCAACAGCACCCGCAAGCTCTTTTACCTCTCTCAGCACCTTTGTCTTGTTGTCCTCTGGCTTTAAGAACATCTGCGAGCCATGGATCAGGCCCTGCGTCAGCACAATGCTGGTGGTTGTACCGTCTCCGGCCGCTGTTGCGGTCCTCTCAGAGGCCTCACGCATCATCTGCACGGCCAAGTTCTCGGTCGGATCGCTCAGAATGATGGACCGGGCCACGCTGACTCCGTCTTTTGTTACATGCAAATTGTGTGTAAACTGATCTGATTCTATCAAAACAGTCTGACCTCTAGCACCTAGTGTGCTTTTAACTGCATTCGCTATAATATCTATTCCAGATACTAGCTTTTCTCTTGCTTCGACACCGAAGTCTACCTTTTTAACAATCATACGTATATTAAATTTGTTTTATTTTTTCTATATCCTTTCAAATACCTCAAAAGAACGCTCTCTTGCTTACCCAAACACCTTGCTGCATCCCGAACACCATAATAAAAAACTCCGGCTTGTGTGTCAAGTATTATTTTAGAACTAGAATTCCCAAGACCCGTAGAAAGAGAGTAGTCTCTTTTTGTTTTCTTTCCGGTTTTTGATTCGCTTATTCTTTTTTTGGTCTCCTCAGAAAACACCATACCCTTTCTGGCTTCTGATAGCTTTTTTCTTGACTCTGGAGACAAAACTTTTCCAATGTTTGCAATAGAAACCTTTTTCTTTGCTGATTCTGTGTGCTTTTTTCCGGTATTTGAAGCGGAAATCTTTCTTCTTGTTTCTTCGCTTTTCACTTCAGGAAGAACATCGGTTGGTGTTAAAACGCAGTTAAGACCCATTGGCCCTAATACCTCATACATGTCTTGGTAAAATCTCTCTCTTTTGTTCAGATCCAAAAACTCGCACTCTTCGATTATTTCAAAAACATGGTTGTCTATTCCATATTTTAAAAATGAAGCATGAAGTCTTGATTGGTCAACTGATTTCATTCTCCTATATCCAGAGAATCTTTTTTGAATATTACTAGACTGTCCTATGTATACTCTTCCGCTTGGACTAATAATTTTATAGATTCCGATCATAGTAGATTTTATTGGTGCAAATATAACAAAAAAAGGGCCGTTAAGCCCTTTTTCTGTCACATTGTCGTGAAAATTATTTCTTTGGTTTACAGTTGGTGCCTTTTTTGCCTCCAGTAGTACCCATCACGTCCTCTCTGCAAGCATTTGTTCCACCTCCAGTGGTAGCCGCTCGTTTGCCTCTTTGCAACTTATTGTCCCGCTTACGCTTTTCAGCATCAGTGGTTGGCTTAGATTTAATGTTTTCATAGTACTCTTTCGCCAATTTATTACGCTCTCTTCCTTCTAGTTTAGTTCTTAGGTTTTCATTAATAGTACGAACTGCTTTTCTTCTTGATTTTGGCAAAGGTATTGGAACACCATCTTTGTACATTATGAGTCCTTCCTTACTAGACTGGTATCTTTCAGATCCAGGGCTTAATGTGAAAGCACGCTCTCCGTCTACAATTCTCTTTGACCGGTCAGCGCTCCTTGACATCCTGTTTGCAACTCTTCTGTCAGCACGCTCTTGTTTTTTATCTTCGCGGATTTGGCTTGGGCTTTTGATTTTACCCTTTCCAAATACCTCAGAGTTTACTTGAAACGCACTAGCAGGAGATGCAGCAGCTGATGATTGTTCTTTTTTTGCCTTGTATCCTGTAACAGCACGGCCGATCACTCTGGCCTCTTGCTTAACTGCTGCGCCAGCCTTTTTAACCGCTCCTGCGGTCTTGCTGTTTTGTACCTTGCGTACAACACTAGTGACCTTGGCCCTTGTAGCCGGTCCGATGATTGGGTTTTTCTTAGTTGTTGCCATTACTTTGTTTTCTTTTTACCACCACGCCCCATTTGACGTAGCTCTCTGTTTGACGGTTTTGGTGCTTGGGTAGGATTGCCTTTGGTTTGATCCATCCATTTTGAATACCCTTTTGACTCTTGTAGTCCACGAACATAGTCAATAACACCTGCTCCTACGCCAGCGATGGCGCCACCAACCTTGGCGATGGTAGCCTTGCGCTTCTGCTTCTTGGCGGCAGACGTTCCAGCGGATGTCATTGGAACCTTTGGGGCGGCCTTCTTGGCCTCCTTCTTTGTTGCTGCGCCAATTACGGGTTTCTTTGGTCTCATACCATTTTTTTCTTTACACCCTTGGCTTGACCAAGCTTGTTGGGCATGTTTACCATTTTGCCGGTGCTCTTACCAGGGGTAGCAGGCATGTTTACTTTTGCAGAAGGGGAACCCTTCTTTTTCGTTTTTGGGTCTGCCATTCCAGCAGGTTTCCCATTTGTTTTACCGTATGGCATGGTATTATTTCTTTTTTACTTTGATGCTACTAGTAGGAACAGTTTTAACGTATGTTCTGTTCTTGCCCTTTGGCTTCAAGTTGGGGTCGCGGGTGATGTTGTATGCCGCAACGCTGTCTTGGTGTGATCTACTTGGTGTAGTGGCTCTAAACACGTTTGTTTGAGCTGTTAGTGGCGTAGGGCTTAACGGGTAGTCCCTGTTTTGTTCTTTTGACATAATGGTACAAATATACTTATAAATCTTTACTCTCGATCAGTGTGTAGGTCCACTTTGTTCCCTTGTCTAACTGCACGATCCGCATGAACTCGTCAAAGTCCTTGATCCGCTTGAAGACCTGACACCCCTCAGACCAGTTCTCTACCACCGCCGAGTCGGCGCCCGCGTGGTGGATATTGATACCAAAGACTCCCGTCTCTGTCTTGGTCTCGTCGAACACCATGTCCTTGTTCGAGTCTCTGTATACCTTCACCGGCCCGCACTGCTTCAACGCCTTGTACTTGCCTTGGTGTAGACCAACAAAGTGGCTGCCTGGATACTGCCCCGGTACTACGCGTGCAACGCCCCCCGCATTGTGGAACTGCTTCACCGCTTTTGTTCCCGGATCAGTCGTGCATGCCCACTTGTGGAACTGCCACACCCCCTTGTCGTCCTTGTACGACAATGTCATCCAGTCGTCAAAGATGTTCGTTACTTTTTTCCCCGGTGCCGAGTTTCTAACACCAACAACATTCATGTTGTAAGACCCATTCTCAAAATACTTGTAGCCAAGCTTGGCGCAAGCCGCCATGACCGTCTCTCTAGTTAGTTCCATACAGCAAAGATAAGAAAGACAAAAGAGAGATGAAGGCACGATCAATAGCCAAATCTCGATTTGGCTATGTGTCGGTTTTTGGTCTCCCTACTCTATATATATTATACTACTATACTTTATATTTTTTTATTAATTAGTATTCAACAAGAAAAAAACGACACAAAAGAAATAAGATATTAGAAATCAATGAGTTAGACCATGTCACTTCAAGTGTCACTTTAAGTAAAACCGACACTTGTACACATAAAACCGACACCTATCCACATTTATCGACACAAAATACTGGGCTTTTTGACCAGTATTTGGAAGTCACTCCTTATTGTACTACGTACAACAAGTTAAAAAAAAGCCACCCTTGTGAGGTGGCCTTCATGAATAAGGTTAGATACTAGTTGTTACTTGCAGCTGCTTTTGACCTTCATGGTCATCGGCATGTCCTTCATCTTCGATGCCATTGACATGGACTCAGCCATCATCATGGTCTTCTTCATCTGCTTCATCTGACTCTTGGTCTCGAGCAATTTCGCGATGCCAGTCGACTGAGGTGGCATTGGATTGTTTAGTGGTCTTTTCATAGGACAAAGTTACCAAATAAAAGTTACACGGAATAAGCCCAAGCTGATGTCCAGCTCTGTGTGCTCGCCGGGATAGTTTGACTCAAAGTACTCGACGCCGATCATGAAGGCGGAGGGGAATAGTAAGGAGATTTCAATGCCCATGCAGCAAATGTAAACCTAAAAGTTGAAAGTTTCAAGCGGGGTTTGTACCTATAGGTATAATACCGGAAGGTATATAAGGCTTTAGGCTTATATCTATCATGTATAAGGCGGCGGACTGATATAGGTATCAGATGTGCGGAGTTTTTAGGTAACCCCCACACATTCTGCGCCGGGCCCCGGATCGGAAAGTCGATTATTTTTGGCCACCCCCCTCGGGCTTTGGCCGGCCCGTCCCGATTTTTTGGCCTTTTGGGTGGGGTACCCGTGCCCGTGCCCGTGCGCCCGTCGGCCGTGCCCGTGCTCCGTCCGTGCTCCGCCATCACCCCATCAGCACCCCGCTCCGCGTCAGTAATGGATCGACATTCGTTCCAACAACATTCGTTTCAACAATGGAAACTGCGGGAACCCTCAGAGTTTCCTCTGCACCCTCGCACCTACCCGCAGACAAACTGCCCAAAATCTATCTGATTGACTCAGTTGCGATTTTCCGTAATGGTTTTGCAAATCAGTTGCGATAATCCGTAAACGAATATTGATTATTTTCAAAAATAAATGTTGACATGTATTGAGATATCCCCATAAACCCGTACTTTTGTATTCGAGTTCTGATTCATACGATGGTTGTCTGCCCCGAGGGGCTCGCCATCGCCAAGCCTTTCTAAGTTCGACAATTGCGTCGGCTTGCTTGGGAGTTCTTTGACATACTGATAAAAGTCCAAAAAGACATGAGCGCCTTGAGGCTCACAACCTC